TCATCAAACGCCTGTTCAATGAAATCACTCATGGCGTGTGACTGTTCTCTCATCCTTTCCTGGATTGATGGAACGTATCTTTCTACTTTATCCGATTCTGACTGCATCATGCTCCTTGAACAAAAAATATACTATATGACGATATATATCATTTGTCAATAAAAAATGGCAGTTTTAGATTTTTTGCGGTGCGAAAATAATCTAATCAACCCTGAAGGTGATGGTGGCTATGGTAGGATTGTGCAACCAAAAGTCTATGGTGTTGATTGTGGTTTGGCTATCCTTGTATGCTTTGTTGCTGAGATTTAACAGCAGTAGGTCCGCATGCTCATCAATCTTATTGATGGCTATATGATTAAAATCTAATTCTAATCTTTTCTTATTCAGAGTGTATAAAGGATCCTTATAGTCAGGATTTATTGTTACCACTGAACCAATCACAATCATCTTTTTGACATTTGACTTTAAAGCATGTAATAATTTTAATTGTAGATTATCATCTGTGTACGCATTGTTGATGAATAAATCTGAACCCTTAGAAAGTTCAACAATTTCTTCAATGCTGTTATCAGAGTTAAATCCAACAACATCATGCTTTAAATTTTTATAGTGATTGAATAAGTCTTTGCCTAGTCCTCTCGTGTGTCCGGTTATCGAGATTCTCATGCTATTTTTTTGATTCTTCCTCTTCCAACTCGCAGAGACTTTCCAGGTGCTTGTAGTGTTCGTATGCCTTTTTAAGTGCTTCAAATTTTTCCAACTTCGCAGGATCCGGTTGCAGTATCGCCAATCTCTTTTCCATGGTGTCCATGAAAGTCTTTAGGCTTCTATCACCAATCTTGATGTCACCATCCGCAGGAACTGAAATGTCATTTCCCCATGATCCATAATCATAATTCGTGCTTCCCAGCGTGTCCGTCCCAACGGTGAATGTGCCACTGTTGTCCCCAAAACTGATTGCGTCACCCATGTCCGCACTGACGGTGCTAACAGTAGCAACACCGCCAGTGTAATAATCGCCCGCTAGAGGGTCAAGTTTGTACGACTCCTCATCAGCCATTTGTTTTGGCTTCTTTTCTTGCGTTCTTGGTTTCGGTAATTTCCTTGCGCCTTTCCTTGATTGCCTTTGCCATTTCCTGCAGTGCCTTTCTAGCACGCGTTCCGGCAGCACCGTTTCCTGCTTCAAATTTTTCATCTTCGGCTAGGAATGTTTCCATTGCTGCCTTTATGTTTTCTGTGTTTGACATCTTGTGTTTTCTCCATTTATTGTGTGGTGTATTTAAACACTCATAACTATATAAGCCTTAAACGCGGTTGAGCACTCTAGAACTGGTTAAATATACGCAGATAATGAATAATTTTACTCTAATTCCTTTTGATAGAATAATGCGTTTTGGACAGAGGACCATGCTGGACCGTCCACTGTTCAACGTGAGTTGGATACTGGGAAGGTTCTGCAATTACCGTTGTTCATACTGCTGGCCCTATGCCAACACTGATACACCTGATTATCAGGACTTGGAAGTTTATAAGAACACGGTAGATGAAATCAAGAGACAGGCAAGAGCAAACGGATTCACGGAATTTCATTTCAGCTTTAGCGGAGGCGAGCCCACTGCCTACAAAAAATTTCCCCAGTTGGTGGAACACTATGCCAATGACGGGGAGTCCGAATACCAAAGCATACACCTAACCACCAATCTATCACCCGCGGGATCGTGGTGGAAGAAATTCATAGGACTAACTGGCAGGCTCCAGCGCAGGAGCGTGACGGCGAGCTATCATGCGGAATTTGCCAGCGAGCAGGAATTCGGAGACAAGTGTCTCCAGTTGATGGACGCGGGAGTTTTCGTAACCATAAACCAGGTGATGGTGCCGCAACAGTTTGATGATTACTATGAACGCTGTGAAAGGTTCCATGGCAGAGGAATCAACGTCACACTAAAACCGCAATCCGATCCCACAGCCAGCTTCATCGTGGATGGATACTCGGATGAACAGATTGAAAAATTGCAGACAAATTTTCCACAGAACAATCAAGGACAGCCAATTATGCAGATGCATTTTGAGGACGCCAAGGGAAACACGTATGGCATGGATCAGGCAGAAAGGATGAACGCATTTGGATTCAATCGATTTATGAATTGGAAATGCTCCGCAGGCTATCAAAGTTGCGTTATAAGGGGGGTTGAAGTAAAGAGGGCATACAGTTGTGCGGAAGAGCCCTTAGGCACGCTTACAGGCGGTTTTACGCTGTTTAAAGCACCATCTAAATGCATTACTAGCACCTGTGTTAGTTCTGCGGACAGCAAGATTCCAAAGGAGAAGCATGTATAGATTATCAGACATAACTTCAATGCACCTAGAAATTACCTCAAAGTGCCAGGCACGCTGTCCCATGTGTCCAAGGAGGCTGCATGGGGGTCCGCTGCTTGACGGGATGTATCTAAAGGAGATTGACTTGGGCACCTTCGTGGATTGGTTCCCCAGAGATTTCGTGAGGCAGCTGAAGCACGTGTACATGTGTGGCAATCTGGGAGACCCCATGATAGCAAATGACACCCTGGAAATTTTTGGATACATGAGAGAAACCAATCCGGAAATTAGCCTGCAGATGCACACGAATGGCAGTGGTAGGAGCGAGCAGTGGTGGCAGGCGTTGGCAGGACTGAGAGTAAAAACAGTGTTTGGAATAGATGGACTGGAGGACACCCATGCGCTCTACAGGATTAACACGGACTGGCACAGGGTAATCCACAATGCCAGCACGTTCATTAAGGCTGGTGGGCATGCAAGATGGGACATGTTGGTTTTTGCACACAATGAACACCAGGTTGACGATTGCGAAACAATGAGCAGGGAGCTGGGTTTTGAGGGCTTCTCAGTCAAGCATACCACGAGATTTAGGGATGGAAAATTTGACGTGATAGATGATGATTACAATCTAAGGCACACCCTGTATCCATCCAGGAAGAGCCTCGAGATGATTGATCCCGCAAAAAAGGCGCAGTCTGAAATCATGCCAACCATAACCTGCAAGGCGAGGGCTGACAGTGCGATTTATGTTGCGGCAAACGGAAATGTTTCACCCTGCTGCTGGTTGGACATGGAATGGATACCCAAGCACTCGGACAGCAGGCTGGATTACATGATTAAAATCAAGCAGGTGCCAAACCTAAACACGCACACGCTGGAACAGATATTTGATTCCGGGTACTTTGATAGGATACAGGACGCGTGGAGCACCTGTGGCTTGAAGGAGTGCAGCAAACAGTGTGGCAGTTTTGATAAACTTAATAGGCAGTTCGCATGAAGATAGAAATGAGAGATGTGCTGTATTGGATGGATGCCATCAGACAATCTGATGACAGATATCGTACATTAGAAAGTTTCTGGAAAGGGCAGATCAACAGCAAAGTATGGCTGATTGACAACTTAAAGAATTATTTTCAAAGAGTACCGTACGAGATATTGATATGTGGGGGTTGGAATGGAGTAATGTCAACATTATTGTTTAATAGTGAATTGGATATAGCAAGAGTAACATCAATGGATAAAGATCCTACTTGTGAGTCCATAGCAAATACAATGAACAAAGAGTATGAAATACGCAGTCAATTTAAAGCAATCACTATGGATATGTTAGAGTATAGAAACTATCACAAACACAATTTGATCATCAACACCTCCTGCGAGCATCTGTCCAAGCAGGAATATGATAGATGGATATCACTGCTGCCAACGAACACGAAAATAATCCTGCAGAGCAACGATTATGCGGAACTTGATGAGCATAGGAACTGTCCCGCCAGCCTGGATGATTTTGAAAAAACCTGTGGACTCAGCATATCTTTTTCCGGAGAGCTGGCAACGGAAAAATACACTCGCTTTATGATAATTGGAGAAAAGCATGAAGGGTAAGAGCAGTTGCACATTCTGCATGCACCCCTTTACGGGGCTTGCCACCAGAGAAGATGGAGCAATCAAAGTTTGCTGCCGCAGCCAACCCATCGGTTGGATCCAGGAAGAAACAGTTGAGGAAGCATGGAACAACGACAGGATGAAGGAAGTTCGAAGGCAGGTGCTGAACGATGAGCGTCCTGATGTCTGCAAGCCCTGCTTTGACTTGGAGGATCAGGGAGTTCAGAGCCTGAGGCAAAGGCACATTGAGGGAGTAATACCCGAGGCAAGAATAAATCTATATCCGGACGCACTTGATGCGTTGGAGGATGATTACAGCATGCCTTTTGAATTTCCCACAATGGAAATTAAACTAAACAATCTGTGCAATCTAAAATGCAGAATGTGTAATCCACTGGACAGCACGCAATGGAAGGATTGGGATCAGGTTACGGAATTCTACAGGAAGGAAAATAACTATCTTGTGCCCACCGTGGAAAAATTAGTTGATACTCCCGGCAAGTACATAGGTCCCTTTGACGACAGTGATAACTGGTGGAAATCATTCGACAAACTGTTACCACACTTCAGGCGCGTGGAGTTTGCTGGAGGGGAGCCTCTGATGGATCCATATCACTACAGGATCCTGGACAGGCTTTCCCAGTACGGTGAGAACATTGAACTAAAATATGCCACGAATGGCACCACGCTGGGCATCAAGGGAGGACGCACCATACACGACTATTGGCCCAAGTTTAAATCAATTGCGGTAAACGTAAGCATAGATGGTATACACGATGTATACGAATACATCAGAGGCAATGGCAAGTTTTCAACCGTGGAAGAAAACGTAAAGGTATTTAAATCATTTCCCAACGTGAGCAGGGTGGTTGGTGCATTCACAGTACAGGCAAACAACATAATGCAGATAGACAGGGTGATTGATTATTTTTTGAGAGAAATGGAAATTGTTTTCTACAGCCATAGGGTAAATTATCCCAGGGCTCTCTCAGCCCAGGTGCTGCCCAAGGAACTCAAGGACAGGGTGGTTGCAAAATTGGAAGCAATCAAAACAACCATCGCAAGTTACCCCATTGTAAAGAAACACGAAGTGTTGGAACGAGTTACCCTACAACAGATACAGGACAACATTAATTTTTTGAATGGTACTGATTTGAGCGAGCATTGGCAGGACTGTGTCAACTTTAATAGGCGATTGGATCTATCGCGTGGACAGGGGCCTTTTGAAAAAATAAATCCGGAGTTCCAACCCTATGTTTAGCATAAAGAGCAAGTGGCCACACCAGGACAGCATCAAGGTTGAATGGAATCTTGGCAAGCGCTGTAATCTTGACTGTGCCTATTGTCCAGCGGAAATACATGATAACCACAGCGAACACACCAATATAATGACGCTGTTCAAAACGGTCGATGAATTAAAAAAAATTGGTAAACCGATAAGGTTAAGCCTAACTGGTGGGGAACCAACCGTGCATCCAGACATAGAGGATCTCCTGGAACACATAAACAAGAATCTTGATTGGCTGAATGTAACCACGAATGGACTTCGTGGTGCTCTGTGGTATGCCCAGCAGCCCGTCAATCACTATGTTTTCAGCCTACACTTTGATAACAAGCATTGGTCCAGGGCGTTGGAGAATATCATGTTATTCAACACACACAATGATAACATGGAGAACATTCCCTTCTTGGTTAACGTCATGGCGCATCACGGATACATGGAAAGCGTGAGGCTGGCAGTTGGACAGTTACAGCAGGCGGGCATAAAATACGCGGTGCGCAGAATTAGATGGACTGAGGGAAATCATGACATTTTTGATGACATGAGATACGATGGCAATGATTTACAGTGGATCCTCAATAATGCAGCCACGGCACTGCCGAACTGTGTAATCACGGAGGATGATGGCAGTGAAACAATGATGCATGCCAATGACGTAATCAAGGAACAC